GTGCTTGCCAATGGCATTGACCACCAAGATGGAACGTTTACAATCAACGTTGGAACTTCTTCCGACACTTCTGCTCATACTTTTATAAGTGCATCAGCAAATGCTATCAAACATGAACCACAATCAATACATAGTTTTTCTGGTTCAGCATCCAATGCAGTAAAACATCTACCACAGTCTGTTCACACGTTTGTAAGATCTGAATCAAATTCTCTATCTGTTGGTGGTAGTTCTTTCAGCATATATCTCGGAACATTAGATCATGTAAATACTTGGGTTAGTGGCGGTACTGTAACTTCATCTACTGGTGCTGTAGCTAACGTTACTAATTTTGTATACGACACTTCAAATACTGGTGTTGCTGTAGTAACAACTGACCAACCATTAACTCTAGCAAATGATGATATTGTAAGACTAGCAGATTTGCTAATTGAATGTGAAGCTGGACAGAAAATTTATCCAGCATACAGTGCTCCAACGTCAACAAATTCTGGAAGTAATGGTGACGTTCAATGTAAGCAAGATGTTATCCACTTCTTAAATGCTCTAACACGAGATTTAGAATTTGGATCAAATCATAATATTATTGAAGCAGCAGATAGATATGTAGTTGGCGCAAAAATTGCTTATATTGAAAATGAAATTATTCAAACAGTTCGTGCGATTGAATATGCTCGCGAACTAGCAATCTTTGCAATGTGTAATTGGAGAACTGGTGACAGAACACAATCCAGTCCAATATACGTCCCAGAGTTTACATCGTCAGAAAGATATTTTGACGACACGGTAATTACAGCAACTGCTGGTAGTCCTGCATGTGATGATGTAAGATCAGCAATCGATACTTTAGCATATCTTTATGTTGATGTGATCGGAAATGATGCTTCTGGAACATATCTAGACGCAGCATACTTAATTGCTAGAAACAGAGATTTAATTGCCGAGCAAGCACTTACTAATACAGAAACTAACTTCCCAACATTAGGTCTTTCTGATCTACATCAAAGAAAGTGTAGAAGAGATATCAATTACATTCTTGGTGGTCTTGTTAGGGATTTGGTTCTTGGTGGAAATGCTGGTATTGTATCAAATGCCGAAACATATTTTAGTGGATCTGTATTAGTTGGTGTTGATGCTTCTCAGTTGCCATCTACTAGGTATGCGTATACCCAAGTTGCTGAACTTGCTAAGAAAGCAATGCGTAACTGGTCTGATGGAACTATCATTCAATCAACACCAACAACAGCAACTTATAACGCATCAACGGGTGAGGTAACTGTTTCTATTAGTGGTTCTGTTGGCAATCCAACAACCAATGACAGAATTGCATTTAAGCAAGGTGCGTTAACATTTAACTGTGCATTTAACAGCGGTGGAGATCACGCAAGTCCATCACCAACAGATAAAAATCGTGGGAAAAGTCACGCAATTACCAATGTTTCTACTGGCGGTGGTCTTACTACTATTACATGTAATGTAGGTTCTTCTTCTTACACAGGAGCACATTCATTTGTAAGTGCTCTTACTGATGGAACAATTTTAATCTTTGATCCGGTAGTACCGTCTGTTAATATTCCAACATTTGAAGACTGGGATATTCTACCATATTCAAGCAATCCTTTGTGTGCTAATGTTTCTTCAACAATTGACACCGAAATGCAATTGTTGGATGATATTTTAGGTGGTGTTGTTTTACCAGGAGCAACCACACAAACGTATGGCACTCTGTTCAATACTGCAGAAATAAGAACATACCCAGATAGTTTTATCTATGATCAAAATAATAATAGGATGGCAGTTCGTGCTGACTACGATGACTATCCTATTATTGAAGCATCACCATATACTCAGAACGCTTCTGTTATCTCCTTCCTAGGTGGTGGCGGTGCCGAAGTTGATGGTAATAAAGTAAAGCAACCCAACTCACCATTCCCTGGTCTAAACTTAGATGGATCGGCAACATTCCCGAATCAGGGTAAATCAATGGTTGCTGCGGCATTCACGATTGTTTCTTTTGGTGGTACTGGTTATAGAGTTGTTAACGATGGTTACACCCAGTTAGTTTCTGTCTTTGTTATTTTCTGTAGTGATGGTGTTATTGCTGAGTCTGGTGGTTATTGTTCAATTACCAACTCTGCTACTAACTTTGGACAATATGCGTTAAGAGCTATAGGATTTAGAAAGGATGCATATGAGTTTGATATCGCAACGGTATCCAATGTGTCCGCAACACCAACTGGCAGAACTATTCTGACTGTTGCTGGTTTAGGAAGAGAACCACTTGAGCATTATATTGTTAAAATTGATGGATATAAAAATTCAAATCCAGATATTGAATATTTTATCGATAGTATTGCCGCTGTTACCGTTGATGGTTCTGGAGGTCAATTAACAATTGATGATGGTACCGGACAGGCAATGAGTTTGATTGATATTTCAAACAATCAAGCAGTATCAAATTCCGTACTGACTGGAAAAACAATTAGATTGCATAGACCATCTATTGTTAACTCATCTTCTCACACTTGGGAATATGCTGGATCGGGCACTAACTATAATGCATTACCAGAAAATGGTGGCACTAAGGATGAATCTAGTGAGCAGGTATCTCAAAATTATGGTCGTGTTTATGTTTCGGGTACTGACGAACTTGGTGACTTTAAAGTTGGCACGTTTGCTAAGATTGAAAACAGAACTGGTAATATTACCTTTACCGGTACAGTTACAATTTCAGAAGTCGAGTTCCTAAAACTGAAAGGTGGTGACGTTGTTGTCACCGGTTTTGACGCATCCAACACACTTGGTGGTGCTAGTGCTTCTGATAGTAAGATCCCAACTCAAAAAGCAGTTAAAGATTTTATTACCAATAATCTCGGACCTTATATCAACAAACCATACTCTACTAATGCTGTCCCCAGAGCTCTAGTAGAACTTACTGATAGTGGAAAAATTTCTATTGATCAGATTCCTGCTTTGCGTCCATTCAGTGTTTACACAGTACCAGATGTTGCTGGAAGAACATCTATCGAAGGAGCACTTGCCGGTGATATTGCGATTCAGCAAGACACATCCACATCATTCATTTTGAATGAAGATAACGATACTTTATTCCTAGGATTTAATCCAGATCCAGCATTAAGTTTTACTATTGGAGATGTATTTACTGGTAGCGTTTCTAATGGAAGACTACAATCAACGGAATATAGAGAAGGTGTAATTTACAGAATCAATATTACAAATAGCGGTTCTGGATATGTAACAGCACCAAATATAGTAATATCAGGTGGTAATCCATCTGCTGGTGCTATTGCTGCTGAAGCTGATTGCACTATAGCAAATGGCGAAGTTGTTACTGTAACTATTACATTATTCAATGGACTATTGGGTGGTAAAGGTTATACTACACAACCAACAATCACATTTGATGCACCTCCTGGTGGAGGAATACAAGCACAGGGTAGTGCTCTATTGGAGAGTAGATTATACGGAGATATTGTTAATAGAATCAAAATTGAAGATACTGATACTATTCAAGATAGCACATCTCCATCTACAAATACAGTTAACCTTACAAGAACTGTTAATACGTCTTCATTTGATATCGCCAACTGGGTATCACTAAGCAGTGAAGCAGTTAGTGTTAACACTTTGGTCTCCAGTGGTCCAAATGAACTTATCTCAACATCTTTACTAGGTGCAAACGCAGCAAACTCTTTCACCTTCTTACGTGGTGATCAGTCATATGCTTTAACAGTTCAGTCATTAAAAGGTGCAGAAAATAGATATTTTGCTAGTCTATATTCTCAAGCTAGTGTTGGAACAAATTCGCTTATATTTACAACCAATTCAAATACTTTAATTGGTCATGAAGTAGTTGACAATATTCTTGGCATCCCCGCAAATACTAATATTACGGGTGTTATTACAACTGGTGGATTGACAACAGTTGCTATTGATAATCCAGTTACTGATATTATTCCCGCAGGAACTATTATTGAGTTTCTAAGGGGTGAGTCTCCAATTACATTTGAATCAACATACACACAAGGTCAATTTGTTGAATCTATTATTATCGCAGCGCCAGGGTCAGGATTTAGCAATGGACAATTCTTTGATGTTCCATTATTTGGTGGATCTGGAACTGGATTGGCAGCAAACATTACTGTTGTAAATAACGAAGTTACTTCAGTTGTGGTAACAGATGGTGGTGTTAACTTTAATGCTGACTTTAGCATTACGGTCCCACCAACTGAAATTGGTTCTGGATCTGGTTTAGTTCTTGATTGTAAAGTAAGTACTATCAACAGACAATACGCAAATATATCACTTGATATTGCGAGAGTTTCTGATCTAACAATTTCTGCTGATCTATATGGAACAATTGGAGTTTCTAGATATAAGAAAAGTCAATTTAATATTGGACAAGGAGGTAATGGTTCGGTTGAACTTAAGACCGGTCCAGATAGCGGTCTAGACGCTGACTTGTTAGATGGTGCTCAAGGTGCTTACTATCTAAATGCTGGCAATCTTAATGCTGGCACTCTACTATCAGATAGATTGGCAGGAAATTACAATATTGACATCTCTGGTCAATCACAAAATACAATTCGTGTTATCAGTGGTACTAACAACCCAGTGTCATCTCCAGCACCAAACACATTTGTTACTGGTATTGTCTCCAACACTATATTTAATAGTGCTGCAGCACTCAATGACGGTGGATCAAAAACACAAATTGTAACTTTCAGACCAGGCGGACAAGGATTTACAGTTGATGGTGGTGTTAAGCAATTAGCATTTACTGATAATGATAACATGTATCTTCGTGGTTCTGGATCTGGTGTTAGTACATTTGGTACTTGGGCAAAAGTTTGGACATCTGGTAATGATGGTGTTGGCACTGGTCTTGACGCTGACAGACTTGATAATAAGCAAGGATCTTGGTATCAAAATGCTCTTAATATCAACTCTGGTACAATTTCAGATAACCGTCTACCAACTTACAAGAGTGCATCTTCCTTCAGAGATCAAATTGAAATCAAGAGTTATTCTGGAGATCCAAGATATAGAATTTATGTTTCTGGTCAAACTTTAACAGACGCAAAATATTCCCCAGGAGCAGACGCTGTTAACCTATACAATTCAAATGACCAGGCAACTGGTGTTATTGAAATTGATGATAGAATTATCAATGATGATGTTGGAGATAATTTCAATGATTACACCATATTGATTGGTAGACTTACTACCGGTAATTTTGTTGGTGCTATAAAAATTGGTGATGCAAATGAATCTGTATTTTTCCAAGATTTTAGTATTGAAGATGGAAATAATTTTGTCGCAGCAACACTAGAAAGTAATTCTGGTAATGCTCAGTTAAAATTAGGAAGATCTGATGGGATTAGTAGTGCTCCGGCAGTTTTATTTAATTCTTCTACGCTAACGGCAAGTTACAATTCAAAAATTGAAGCATCTGGTGGTAACGCAACTGATGGATCTGGACAATTAAATATTGTAGTTGGGGATGAAAATTCTTTAAGCATCAATAGTCAGACTGTTTGGAATGCTGGTAATACCGCATTCAATTCATCAAATATTGTTTCAACTGCTGCGTTAACATCAGCTGTTGCTAGAGACACCAATGGAGACTTTAGTGCTGGAACAATCACTGCTGCTCTAACTGGTGCTGCTTCGCTTAACGTTCTCAAAGCAGGCGATACCATGACTGGTCCGTTAACTCTAACGGGCGCTAATTCTGATCTAAGCATCTCAGGAACATCATTATTCACAGGTGTCGTCTCAATGTCGGACGACTTAAATGTTGATTCTGGCACTCTGTTTGTTGATGCTGGATCAAATGAAGTTGGTATTAATGCCGGAACCAACCCATTATCTACTTTAGATGTTCGTGGCGATGGTGGTATCTTTGTTCGCTCTATTACAAATGCTGTTGGAGCAAAAATTAGATTCTGTGATGTTTCATCCAACCAATCTCAAGTTGGCACACTGAGATACAATCATTCTGATAGTCAATCACCAGCATCTGAGTATGGTGAAGGATTCACTATGGAAGGCACAGAGACAGAACTGTACTTCCGTGTTGTTGGTGATGTTATCGCATCCAGAAAAATGGGTGTTGGCATCAACCGTGAACCAGATTACACTCTGGAAGTTAATGGTAACGCGATGTTCCAAACAGGCGTTACTATCGACACTGATAATGATAACTCTGGTGCTCCTCTAGTCTTCCGTGGATCTTCTTCGTATAGAAACTTTAGAATTGGCAACCAACTAGTTGGCAACCACTTGTTTACTATTCAAGCATCCACCAATAATGGCGGAACAACTTGGAATGGAACTCCAGCAATTACTGTTGCTGGTGATTCAAATAGAGTTGGTATTAATACCACAGCAACTAGTGGAACTGATCCAGAAAGTGGAACCAATAGAAATTATCAACTCAACATTCAAGGAGATGTTAATTTCAATGGTCAACTCTTCCAGAATAATGCTGAGTTTGTTACTTCGCGTTGGACTGAAGCCAGTAACGGTAATGACATCTACAGACTATCTAAGGTTGGAATTAATGTAGCAGATCCAACATACACTTTACAAGTTTCCGGCACTTTTAAAGCTACTGGAAACAGTGAAATTGACGGAACATTCCGAATTGGCACAGCTGCCACTAATAGAATTGACGTTTCTGGATCTTCTATGAATATTCAGAGTGGTACCTTCAGTAGTGGTCAAATTTCCAATGGATTAAAAATTAATGGAGATAAACAGTATATCGACAAATACGGAATCATCAAAAGAAACAGATCTACTATAACTGACAATATAACAATTACAGCATCTGATCGTTGTATGTCTGCTGGTCCAATTGAAATTGCGTCTGGTAATACTGTCACGATTGTAAATGGCGGAGCGTGGTCTGTAGTATGATAAATAATATGATAAAGAGTCATTTTTACAATGAGTAAAATTATTGTACGGGAGATAGAATCTCCTTCAGGTGCTATTAATTTTGTCGGGGGATTGACTATTGCTGATAGTGGCAGTATTTCATATCCCGGCAGAATTGTGCAAATGAAGCATGTTACATATAAAACTAGAACGTCTTGGCAAAATGCTACTAGTAATACTGGAAGCGTATCTTCAAACGTTCCTGGAATGCAAGTAGATTTACAATGTAAATTTGCTAGTTCTAAAGTAGTTATCGAAGCAAGAATTCTTGGAGATGTACATCATAATACAGTATTTCGATATACTGTAAATGGATCTCATATAACTACTGCAGCATATGATTCATATAATGATGATGCTGGAGCAAATCGTTGGAGTGGAATTACTGGTGCGCCATATGATGGAGCAAATAACAATAACTCAACACCTGCTGATATATTTTTTATGGTATTTTATAAACCAGGAAATACAAATAACAATACTTATAGGATTGTTAGTCGCGAAGGTAATACAAGCCAAAGCACCAACTACATCAACAGAACTGGTGGCAGTAATGGACAAAACTCATATGAGTGTGGTGTTTCCAGTATGATTATTTACGAAATAGAGGAATAATAAAATGTCGGAAATTATTGTAGATACTATTGAATCTGATAACGGAGCTATTTCTTTTGGTGATTCTTCAATTGCCGGAGGATTAGTTCTTCCTGGATCTGTTGTTAATTTTGCTTATGTAGAAGAAGACCGACGTTTATCTGTTGCGGCAAATAATAATAATTGGAATATATTAAGTGCATTAGATATTACTATCAGAAGGACAGTTCCTGGATCTTCATTCCAATGTGTTTGGATGGTAAATGGAGAAGCCACTGGACACGACCATATGTTTACTGTATACAGAGGTAGTTCACTCATTGGATATAATACTGATGCAGGAGCACAGCGTTGGAGTGGGGTATCTCACGGTTGGTATGATAGAGACAACAATAGCACTCAATATAATAATAGTATTGTTTGGTATGATGAAGCACCATCCAATGCAACTTTTCCAGTAGGTAATGAGATTGTATATCGTGTTGGCAATAGATCTTCAAATAACGCCAATTATACATATTGGTTAAATAGAACTGACAGTAGAGGTGGACAAAACGCCTACGAAAACACTGTATCTGCCGGATACGTAATGGAGATAGCACCATGAGCAAATTATCAGTAAAAACAATTAGACCAAAAACAGGATCCGCAGTTCAAATTGCTAGCAACACTAGCATAGCTCTAGGAGATAATGCTTTTGCATCATCGAAAGGAACACCAGTTCAATTTGTTACGGCAAGATACGATGGGAGGCAATCTTTCACTGCTAGTCCCAATAACCAAAACTCGATGCCCAATACAAATATTTCAGTTACACCGAAATATACGGGTTCGTTGTTATCAGTAAAGTGGATGCTTTCAGGAGAAGTTCATCAAGATGTTGTCATCCTCATTATGAAAAATGGAGTTGAGTTTAAATCACACTCAACATCAGCGGGTTCTCGCTGGAGTGGATATTGTTCTGGATGGTATGATAGAAACCAAAGTTCTACCATGTCAAATTGGTACATTAATGTTTTTGATACCGCAGTAGCAGGTCAAGAAAATACATATGGATTAGCAGTAAGATCTTCGAGTAATGGAACATATACGTTTTACTTGAATAGGACGCAAGGTGCTTTGTCACAAAATAGTTACGAAAATGGATGTACTATTTCTAGTATAATGGAAATAGTTCAATAATAAATATACGTATTAATAGGAGAACTTAATAATGGCTAACATTCAGATGCATTATGATTGGTCACACGCCCTCGCTGCATTATATCCAAATGCCGAGTGGTCTGTTTCTGTCGATAAAAATGATAACCAAAGTCTTAATTGGTTGGATTCATCACCTCGTCCAAATGAAGCAGATTTGGAAGCATGGTGTGTTGAAAAATCAAGACTAGAACCTATGCGTCTTTTGAGAAGAGAACGTGATAAAGAGATGGAATTTTGTAATTGGAGAGTTGTAAAAGCAATGTCTCTAGGAGAAGAACTTCCACCGGTATGGAAAAATTATCTACAAGCACTTCGCGATTTGCCACAAAATACAAATCCCGATCAAATCAGAATGAGTGATGAAGATTTTAAAAAAATTGATCGCTCTAGTGTAAATTGGCCAACTCCACCAGAAGATCATCATTATCCTATCACCCTAAAAGATTTATACAAAAACATAACAAACGTTTTTGATTACTAATATAAATATTGATATACACAATTACATGTGATAACTATGGATCCCGCACAACTTAAGTCTAATTTTGAAGAGCAAATTGCTACAACTGAAAAGCAAATTGCTGAACTAGAAACAAATCTAGTCAAAGCAAAAGAATATAAAATTAAACTGGAAGGAGGTCTAGAAACTCTAGGTCTTCTAGAAGACAAACCTGAAGAAGAAGCAGCACCAGCGGCAGAAACAACAGAAGAATAACTCTCAGATCCCTTCTTCCTAAATAGGTAAGAAGGGATTTTTGTGTGTAATGGCGTCTCCAAATTCAAGAGCTGATCTTATCACATATTGTAAGAGGCAACTTGGTGAGCCTGTATTACAAGTTAACATTGATGATGAGCAAGTAAATAATGTTATTGATGATACTTACCAGTTCTTCCAAGAGAACTGTTACAACGGTATGGAGAGATGTTTTCTGAGGCATGAGATTACTGCTGACGATATAACTCGTTTCAATAATAAAGCAACAACATCATCTGGAACAACAAATTGGGAAGAGTCTACCAACTATATTCCAGTTCCAGATCATGTAGTTGGCATCAGCAAAGTTTTTGGTTTAGTCAGCAACTCAATTAGATCTAATCTCTTTGGTGTTGAGTATCAGATGTTTCTGAATGATCTATATGCATTCGGATCTCTTGATATTGTCAACTACTTTATGAATAAGCAGTATCTAGAAACTCTAGATATGATTCTGAATAATGGTTCGTTCCAACAGTTCAGATATACACAGCGTCGTGATCGTTTATATCTTGACATCAATAAAGCATTCCTCAAAGAAGATACCTATCTTGTAATTGAGGCACATAGGATGATTGATCCTACAGATGCTACAGAGATGAATAATGATATGTTTGTCAAGAAATATGCTACTGCTCTTATGAAGAGACAGTGGGGTCAAAACTTGATTAAATATAACAACGTTCAACTACCTGGCGGTATCACGCTTAATGGTAGAGAATTGTATACAGACGCATTAGGCGAGATTGAGAAAATCGAAAGCGAAGTTCTCAGTAAGTACGCCATCCCACCTATGGATATGATCGGATAAGATGCCTACTAGTCCCTACTTTCCAACTTACTATTCAGGACACAGCGGTGAGCAAGGTCTCGCACAGGATCTTGTGGACGAACAAATTAAACTGTTCGGAACAGACATATACTACATTCCTAGAATAGCTCTAAAAGATAACACTCTTAACGAGGTTAGATACTCTAAGTATCAAGAACATTTTCAAATTGAGATGTTGCTTCAAAACGTCATGGGATTTGGAGACAATGCTGAGTTCATCTCCAAGTTCGGTTTAAGAATTACGGATGAGATTATCTTCCGAGTATCTACTAGAAGATGGGACGAAGAAGTAGCAGATCATAATCCTACTATTACTGTTGAGAGTAGACCTAACGAGGGAGATCTGCTTTACTTCCCACTAACAAAAGATATCTACGAGATTAAATTTGTTGGTAAGGAAGAACCATTCTTCCAGTTTGGTAAGATCCAATTCTATGCTATCACTGCTGAGATCTATGAGATCGGTAGTGATGACTTTGATACTGGAGTTGAGGAGATCGATGATGTGGAAGAAATATTTGCTAATAGCATCAAACTCTTTATGGATCCTGGTGGATCTGGAGACTTTACTGTTGGAGAAGAGATTGTTGGTGATGAGTTCCTAGCGAAAGCAACAGGAACAACTGATGGTGATGCTGTAGATAGTATCACTATTACAGATGGTGGATCACATTATAAGCAAGCAACTCCACCAACAGTTACTATTACTGGAGGAGGTGGAACAGGTGCTACAGCAACTGCTGCAGTTAGTTCTACTGGTCTTGTCAATAGTATTCTAATTACATCAGGTGGAACTGGTTATACGAGTGCTCCTACTGTTACTATTGATTACTCGCCTAAGGACAATAGAGCAGAAGTCAAGTCTTGGGATAGCACAACCAGATCTCTGGAAGTATACAATAGAACAGGAACCTTTACTACTGCTGAAGTAATTACTGGACTAACTTCAGGTGCTACCTGGTCTCCAGAAACATTTGACACTCTAAATAATACGAACAGTAACTACGATCAAAATAGACAGATCGAAGATTCTGGTGATGAGATTATTGATTGGACAGAAGGTAATCCATTTGGTGAATTTGGTAACTTTACGGATAGCATCTAATGTTAGGATCACATTTTTATAACCAAATAGTTCGCAAGAACATTATTGCGTTTGGTACACTCTTCAATAATATAACAATGAAGAGTTCTGATCCTGATACAGGAGAAGTTTTAGAAGAAGTTAAAGTTCCTCTTGCCTACGGACCAAAGCAAAAGTTCTTGGTTCGTATTGGAGAGAATGCTAGCAGCAGCAAAGTGGCAATTACTTTGCCTCGTATATACTTTGAGATGACAGGAATTGATTACGATTCTTCCCGTAAAACATCACCAATTCAAAAATACAAAACTATCATTGATGGTAATGGTGGCGAAGTTAGAGTTCAATATGTTCCTGTTCCTTATAATATAAATTTTGAACTAGGAGTTATTGCCAAATCTCAGGATGATGCTTTACAAATTGTAGAGCAAATTCTGCCATATTTTCAACCATCTTTTAGCATCACTCTTAACATGATACCAGACATGAATGAGAAACGTGATATTGCCATTGTATTAAATGGCATTAGTGGAGAAGATGAGTGGGATGATAGTTTTCTAGAGCGCAGGTATATTGCATATGCACTGCAGTTTACAATGAAATCGTATCTGTATGGTCCATACAACACTGCGGATGTCATCAAGAAAGCAATTATCCACGAAACTTTGGGCGATCTTGATGTCGGTCGTAGAACAATTACAAGAACATATACACCAAAAGCAGTTACAGATATCAATACTGATGGAGTTATCGATGTAAACGATGATGCCTTAGTTGATGCTGGTGATGACTTTGGATTTAATGAAGGGATTCAATTCTTATGAGTAACCTAGAAGATAACATGGAGGAAATCCTCAACATTAGTGCTGAACCTGTTGAGGAATCCAAACCATCTAAACCACAACCACCTAAGGTTGATGCTGAAGATCGTGAAAAAGATTACAGATATACACGTACTGAATTGTACTCCCTCATAGACAAGGGTCAGGAGGCGGTCAACGGGGCGTTAGAGGTCGCTCAGGAGTCAGGGCACCCTAGAGCGTATGAAGTCGCTGTAGCGGCAATGAAGCACGTTGCAGACATGACAGACAAACTTGCTGACCTTCATAAGAAGATGAAGGATCTTGACGAGGATAAGAAAGGTCCATCCAAGGTTACCAACAACGCTATGTTTGTAGGATCTACAGCAGAGCTTCAAAAGATGCTCAAAGATATGAGTGGGGGTAAACGCTAAATAATCTCGTAAACCCTCGTCGGTTGTCATGAGAGATTATAAGGAACTAAAAGAACTCTGTGAAGCAAAGCGCGGTCTCTACGCAAATATCCACGCAAAGCGAAAACGAGGAGAAGCACCAGCGAAGTCAGGTAGTAAGGACTACCCCGCTAAGGATGCTTTTCAAAAGGCGGCGAGGACTGCCAAAGAAAGTTTTGAACTCACCACAGAAGCAGCCTGGACAAAAAAAGCAGGCAAAAACAAAGAAGGAGGTCTCAATGAAAAGGGACGAAGATCTTATGAAAAGGAAAATCCAGGATCTGACCTTAAGGCACCAAGCAAAAAGGTTGGAAACCCCCGCAGGGCATCGTTCTGCGCTCGAATGAAGGGCATGAAAAAGAAATTAACTAGCAAAAAAACTGCTAACGACAAGGACAGCAGAATCAACAAATCACTACGTAAGTGGAATTGCTGACATACTTGTGAAAAGAATGTTAAAATAAAGCAATTCTACTCACTAGATCTATAATTATATTATGAGTTCTGATATGACAATGCGTTTAAACGAAAGCGATATCACACGCCTAATCACAGCTTGCCGTCTCTATCAAGAGAAGACAGGTTCTGAGTGGATGTGGGATGAATACAATGATTTAATTCACAAACTCAATACTTACAAAGAACAACATTCTGTAGCGAAATGAAATCTTTAATCACGATTCTGGTTGTGTTATTTTTTGCTGCCCCAGTATGGGCAGTAGATGTAGTAATGGGTTCTGGTGGGAACCTAGTATTTGAACCTAATGAGATCACAATCTCGGCAGGTGACACAGTTCACTTTATCAACGAAGCACTACCACCACACAATATTATTGTAGAAGCACGTCCTGATCTCTCTAGAGAATCATTACTGTTTGCTCCAGGAGAAACACAAGACGTTGTATTTGCTGACGCAGGAGACTATAACTTCTTCTGTGGTCCCCATCAGGGCGCAGGTATGACTGGTGTTGTTCACGTAAATTGAGAGACTATAATGAATTGGTCTCCCGAATTAAAAAAACGATATAACTTTGCTTTATCAGCATTTTCAAGAATGTATGGTACAAGTCATATCACAATGGAGATGATGCACTTCAGTTATCAATGGGCAGATTCGGGAAATAATCATCCCGAAGGAACATTAACTAATATCGATTTTTATTTCCGAGACTTATGGATAAACACAAAAAAGATATAAAAGTAATACCATCAATGATAATTTTAGGTGGTATTGTCTTTTATGTTATCTGGGGATTTAACAACGCTTACACACTATGATGTTACAATTTGCTAGATTTTGTGGTGTTGTATTAAACAACCCATACGGATTAGGATTCCTCTCAACCATTTTAGTCTTTGTCCCCATCATAGGAATGTGGGCAGTTCATAAATACGATTGGCAGCACTGGGAACCTTTCCACAAACATGAATAAGGAACCGGACTACACTGTCAATTTAACAATAGAAGATATACGTCTCTTACACCATTGTGTGATAAAGAGGTTAGAAATGTGGGAAGGATTTCCTGCTCGACCAGCAGAAGAACAAGAGCACCTATGGGTAATGAGAGATTCTCTTTTCCGAATGATGTTAGATTATAAATTTAATGAACTTTGAATTAACCATGGAAGATTTTACAATCATCCAAAATGCTTTACACTATTATAAAAAAGTAGAGAAGTATCCTAACTTCGCTCATTTTGATGAAGAAAGAATTAATCTTTTAAGAGATAAACTTTCATATCAAATGATTCCATCTCGCAGAAGCAAGAGAGATGAGTAGTTATATACCATTTATTTTAACTGGTCTGTTTTGTTCCTTTGGATTGATTCTTTTTTTCTTATCTATTATTGAATTATGAGTGCTGTATTTGTATTTGGATTTGTTCTACTACTCACAATAGGAATGGAACTTACTTGGCCAGTTAAAAAATGAATTTATTATTACACCCACATACTAATGTAAACGATCCTGTGTGGTCGGTTATTTTTATGGTTTTTCTTTCTCTTTGTATGGCTGGTTATAGTATCTACTATATACTAGGAGTTGATAAAAGAGAATCTCATGGGAGCATTGACACCACCGAGCAGGAAGAGCTGCTACAACTTCCGGGTGACGGAGATCAATCGTGTACTTGATGGTGATACTATTGACGTTACTATCGACCTCGGGTTTGATCTATACAAGAAAGAAAGAGTTAGAGTTGCAGGAGTTGATACGCCAGAGAAAAGAACGAGAAATCTAGAGGAGAAAGCACTTGGAATCGACGCAACCAACTGGCTCAAAGAAAAACTCGAAGGCACTTTGGCTGGTGATGATGAGTTGTCTGTTAGGACTGAACTTGTTGGTGGCACTGGCAAATACGGGCGTCTTCTGGGTTGGCTTTACATTGGGGACGACAGTGTGTCCCTTAACGAGCAAATGATTATTGAAGGTTATGCTCACGCCTATGATGGAGGCACTAAGGATATGAATCTTGAAGCACTGAAAGAGATTCGCCGTGAGCATGGAACATTAGTAGAATGAGTGTAAACCAACACTTATAAAAATGTAGCCTAACGATACAATATTTTTCACTACATACACTATAATGTTTGTAGTGGAATATTTTTATGCTCGGCATATATGTAATCATCACTCTCATTGTTCTCATGGTAGCGTATGCTGGCGTGGAAGAAACTATGCGCTTATTCGCTTATGCTGATCTTGTGATCAGGTATCAGTGGATTAAATTTAAAATGTTTTTGATGAGACGTAAATTAGAACAACAACTTATAAAGGATCTACCTGACTTCAATAAACTCGCAAAGGAATTAAAAAATGACCAACGATAAGGAACTGTCTGATCTTAAATTACAAAGAAAAGAATGTCCCAAGTGCCATGCGGTCTGGATTAATGGCACACATATTTGGTCTGGCACTGGTGCTAAAGGTAATGATCTAGATCTTGCTGGTCTCGTTTGTAACAATTTGGGAGATAATACATGTATTAATCCAGTAAGAGGAATGGAAGGTGGAGATACGTGGAAAAAACGACTGGAATTTTTAGAAAATTTAGAAGAAGAGAATAAAGATAAATACTAGTGGTGAACTAGGTTTTTGTTTTGGCGACTGGTACTGATGTATACTTGGGTAATCCCAACCTGAAAAAGGCTGGGACCCCAATACAATTTACAAAGAAGCAGATTGATGAGTGGATCAAGTGTAAAAATGATCCTATTTACTTTGCGATGAACTATATAAAAATCATCTCTCTTGACGAAGGTTTGGTGCCTTTTGAGATGTATGATTTTCAAAAAAAGATTTTGAGTGATTTTCATGAAACAAGATTCAACATCGCAAAGCTCCCAAGACAAACAGGAAAGTCTACTACTGTTGTCGCTTATCTTCTTTATTATGCAATTTTTTACGATAGTGTTAATATTGGTATTCTTGCAAACAAGGCATCTACCGCTAGGGAACTGCTAGGAAGACTGCAACTTGCTTACGAGAATCTACCAAAGTGGATGCAGCATGGTGTATTGGTATGGAACAAAGGTAATGTGGAGTTAGAGAATGGCAGTAAGATATTGGCAGCTTCTACATCTGCGAGTGCTGTCCGAGGCATGTCGTTTAACATTCTCTTCCTCGATGAGTTCGCATTCGTTCCAAACCATGTTGCGGAGCAATTCTTTGCCTCTGTTTATCCTACTATTACTTCTGGTAAATCAACGAAAGTAATTATTATCTCTACGCCTAATGGCATGAATCACTTCTACAAGATGTGGGAGGATGCTAGGAGAGGTAAGAATGATTATACTACTAATGAAGTTCACTGGTCTCAAGTTCCTGGCAGAGATGCCAAGTGGAAAGAAGAGACAATTAAGAACACATCTCCAAGACAGTTCGCACAAGAGTTTGAATGCGACTTCCTTGGATCTGCTGATACTTTGATTAGTCCAGCAAAGTTACAAACTATCCCATTCGCAGACCCAATTAAATCAAATGCTGGACTTGATATCTATGAGAGAGTCGAAAAGGATCACGAATATATTATTACTGTCGATGTTGCCAGGGGAATTGGTGGCGACTATTCTGCTTTCCTCGTGTTTGATATCACCACGATGCCGTATAAGATCGTTGCAAAGTACAGAAATAATGAGATTAAACCTATACTGTTTCCCTCAGTAATCTTTCAAATTTGTAAAGAATATAATAACCCATACGTTCTGGTAGAAGTAAATGATATTGGTGATAGTATCGCTGCTACTCTTAATTACGATCTTGAATATCCTAATGTACTTATGTGTGCGATGCGTGGTAGAGCAGGTCAAGTCGTGGGGCAAGGATTCTCAGGATCAAAAACACAACTAGGTGTTAAGATGAGCGTAACGGTCAAGAAGATCGGTTGCTCTAATCTTAAAGCTATTATCGAAGAAGACAAATTAATATTCAACGACTTCCAGATCTTCCAAGAACTTACTACATTCGTACAGAAGAAGCAAGCATGGGAAGCAGATGAAGGATACCATGACGATCTTGTAATGTGTATGGTTCTCTTTGCGTGGTTAGTCATGCAAGAGTATTTTAAAGAGATGACAGATCAGGATATCCGAAGAAGAATCTATGACGAACAACGTAATCAAATAGAACAAGACATGGCTCCATTTGGTTTCCTTGATGACGGTATGGGTGATGATACTTTTGTTGATGGAGATGGAAACCTTTGGGAATATGGAGACAAGCAAGAAGAAGTCGGATACATGTGGAACTACTAATGAATATTGAAGACCAATTTTCATTAGAACATATTCTATTCAAAGAAAGAAAATGTAGATCATGTGGGATTAAAAAAGATCTTATAGAAGATTTTTATCTTACGCGAAAAACTAAGAAAGGACATCCATCAGCATACGCATATGAATGTAAGGAGTGTACTGTCAAAAGGGTTATGGAATCTAGAAAAAAGAGAGATCCATTTACCGATTGGGGATATCCAGATTGGTAGTTCATGTATTGTTCACCACCTCTGAAGGATTCAAAAATCTAAATAGATTTAGATAAAATTGATATCTAAAGAGGTATAAAACATGGCAAGTCAAGTCTCGCCTGGTGTTGTTATTAGAGAACGTGATTTTTCCAATGCTGTTGTAGTAGGAGCCACCGCTATTCGTGGTGCTATTGCTTCTTCATTCCGCACTGGTCCAGTAGGCAAAATTGTAAACATTGGTTCCGAAAGAGAACTTATTGATGTGTTCGGCACACCATCCGAGGCTAACGCTGGAGATTGGTTGGTTGCTGCAGAATTCCTTCGCTACGGCGGACAACTCGCAGTTGTTAGAGCAACAACTGGTGTTTCAAATGCTACCGAAAGTGGTAGTGGTGTTCTTATCGGTGATAAGGATGCTTTCGATGCTGGCGTAACTTCCGAGAAGTTTGCTGCTCGCTATGCTGGTGCTGACGGCAACAACCTTAGAGTTGTAATCGTTGACCGTGGCGCTGATTATGTCATCGCAAAAACTGGTCATGGTTTATCAGTTGGTGGCACGTATACAGACGATTCTGCTGTAGGACACGAAGTGTATGAAGTTATTAACCCTAATAGTTTCTCCATTGTAAAAGGTTCTGCTGTTCCAACTCCAGCAGCTGGTGATACAGCAACTGTTTGGGATTACAATTCACAAGCAATCGATACAACTGGTTTAACTTACAAAGCAATTGGTCCTCGTCCTGGTACTTCTGCGTATGCCGCAGAGCGTTTCCTTTCAAATGACGAAGTACACGTTGCTGTTGTTGATACAGCAACCAATACTATTGTTGAGAGACTAACGTATCTCACAAAATTAACTGACGGCAAAACTCCAGAAGGTGCTTCATCTTATTGGAAGGATTATGTAAATCAGTATTCTCGTTACATCTATGCTGGTGCTTCACTAGCAGCAGATGATACAACAGCTGTTGGAGAAGATCCTGGTGCAACGGCAGCATCTTATGGTGCTACTAATGCTTCCCCACTAGCACTGTCAAGAATCTTATCTACGGCAGGTGGTGCTTTAACTGGTGGTGCTGATGACTACGCATATACTGCTGGTGAAATCCAAGCAGCATATGATGAGTTCCTAGATACAGAGCAAACAACTGTTGACTTCGTTTTGATGGGTGGCAATGCTGCTAACGAAAACGATACTGTTTCTAAAGCACAAGCAGTTGCTGCTATTGCTAACAGCAGAAAAGATTGTGTCGCATTCCTTTCTCCTTGGACTGGTACTCAAGTAGCTACTTCTGGTGGCAGTGCTTTGACTCCAGCACTACAACTATCAAACACAATAGCATTCTTTGATAACATCAGTTCTTCTTCATATGTTGTTCTAGACAGTGGTGTTAAGTATACATACGATCGTTTCAATGACAAGTATCGTTACGTAGGTTGTAACGGTGATGTTGCTGGTGTATGTGTTTCAACTTCTTCTATCCTTGATGACTGGTTCTCTCCTGCTGGTCTAAATCGTGGTGGTATTCAGAATGTTGTAAAACTTGCTTTCAATCCAAACAAAGCACAACGTGATGATCTTTACACAAATAGAGTAAACCCAATCGTCTCAATGGTCGGTTCTGGTCCTGTTCTATTTGGAGATAAAACTGCTCTTGCTTCACCTTCCGCATTTGATAGAATCAACGTCCGTCGTTTATTCCTCAACGTTGAGAAGAGAGCAAAAGGACTCGCAGAAGGCGTACTCTTTGAGCAAAATGACAGCACAACTCGTGGAGCATTTGCTGCTTCAATGACTTCATATCTTGCTGAAGTTCAAGCACGTAGAGGTGTTACAGATTTCTTGGTTGTTTGTGACGACACAAACAATACTCCAGAAGTCATCGACAGAAATGAGTTTGTCGCTGAACTCTACCTCAAGCCTACACGCTCCATCAATTATGTAACAGTTACAGTAACTGCTACTAAGACGGGCGTTTCGTTTGCTGAAGTCATCGGTAGATGATAATTAATTATAGAGAAAAAATTACGAGATAAACAACAATGGCACTGTCAAACGTTTCTAGTTTCTTACAAACTATCGGTCAGGGCGTTAAGCCCAACATGTTCTTGGTGGATGTTCAATTCCCCGATTCCCTTTCAAAAGGTGGCGAGGATTTAAACCTTACAAATATTCTTTGTAAGTCTGCTGCTCTACCAGGTTCAAATCTAGGTGTGATCGAAGTTCCTTTCAGAGGAAGAACAGTCAAAATCGCAGGTGATCGCACCTTCGATACATGGTCTGCTACTTTCTTCAATGATAAGGACTTCAAACTTCGCGCATTCTTTGAAGAGTGGGCAAACAACATCAACACCCACGAAGCAAATACTTCACCTCTCTTCACTCCATCAACCACTTCTGGTTACATGGCAGATCTTTCTGTCAAGCAACTTGAAAAAGATGCTAGCGAAGAAGGATCAATTCTCAGAGAATATACTCTGAAGTACTGCTTCCCAACTAATGTTTCTCCTATCGATCTTGCTTATGATAGCAATGATCAGATTGAAGAATTCACTGTTGAGTGGCAGTATTCTTACTTCACTGCTCAAGCAGGATCCAGAGATGGTGTTTCTGGCATTGGCGTGGTCTGATAAATAGTTGGAAGCGCACAAGTTAAATAGATAATCATGAGTCAGTTATTTGGCTTCCAAATTAACAGAAAAGAGGGGCAGCGAGGTCAATCTCCTGTCCCTCCTTCTGCTGAAGATCCAGTTGCAGTAGCAGCAGGTGGATATTATGGAACGTATGTAGATACGGATAATCAAGCTCGTAATGAGTTTGAGATGATCCGTCGTTATCGTGATATGGCAATTCATCCCGAGGTGGATAGTGCTGTTGACGAAGTTGTTAACGAGTTTATCGTAAGTGATGCTTACGATTCTCCTGTAGAAATTAACTTAGATAATCTAGGTGTTGGTGCTGGAGTAAAAACTAAAATTCGTAATGAGTTTGAGTATATTAAAAGACTTTTAAACTTCGACAATCGAGCACATGAGATTGTCCGAACTTGGTATATTGATGGACGTTTATTTTATCATAAGGTTATCGATTTAGATAATCCCAGAAAAGGTATTACAGAACTTCGTTATATTGATCCGATGAAGATCAAGAAAGTTCGTCAAAAAATTGACAATACTCCAAAAGATTCTCTAGCGAAAGCAGCAATCAAAGGCACGGCGCTTGAGTATGAATATGGAACGTTTGTCGATTACTATCTGTACAATCCAAAAGGTTTCTATAAAGGCGGTGTCCTAGGACCGATTGGAGATATGTCTTTGTCTCAGGGTGTCAAGATGGCAACTGATTCAATTACATTCTGTCCTTCTGGACTACAAGATTTAAACAAAAGAATGACTCTTGGTTTCCTTCATAAGGCAATCAAGACTCTCAATCAATTAAGAATGATTGAAGATTCAATTGTTATCTACAGATTATCACGCGCACCTGAGCGTAGAATTTTCTACATCGATGTAGGCAATCTACCTAAGGTAAAAGCAGAACAATACTTGCGTGATGTTATGTCTCGCTATCGCAACAAGCTTGTGTATGACGCACAAACTGGCGAGATGCGTGATGACAAAAAGCACATGAGTATGCTTGAAGATTTCTGGTTGCCTCGTAGAGAGGGTGGACGTGGTACTGAAATTACTACGCTGCCTGGAGGACAGAACCTTGGAGAACTTAAGGACGTTGAGTATTTTAAAAAGAAACTTTATAACTCTCTCAATCTTCCCCCTTCTCGTCTTACAGACGACAGCAAAGGATTTAACCTTGGTAAAACCACTGAAGTCCTCCGTGACGAACTTAAGTTTACCAAGTTTATTGGAAGACTACGTAAAAGATTCTCTGAGATGTTCCACGACATGCTCAAGACTCAACTCATTCTTAAAGGAGTAATTTCTCCTGAAGACTGGGATGATATGAAGGAGCATATCCAGTATGACTATCTCTTTGATAATCATTTCAATGAACTAAAAGAAATTGAAATGATGAACCAGAGGATGATGACTGTAAGTCAGATGGATCCTTTTGTTGGTAAATATTTCTCTGTTGAATATATCCGTCGTCATGTTCTAAATCAAAAAGATACGGAATACAAGGATATTGATAAGCAGATTAAAGCAGAGATTGCTTCTGGTCTCTCTATTGATCCAGCAGAAGCAAATGCTATGGATCAAATGACAGCAGCAAACACTGCCCTTGCTCCTGAAATTCAGGATCAGCAAGCACAAGATGCTGCAGAAAGACAAGAACTTGCTGCAGATTCCGCATCCGAAAGAGAAGTGAAAAAAGCAAAGTCAATGCCTTCACCTTCTACAAATAATAAATAAATTATACAGAATACTTATTATGGAACAACATAACCCTGAACCTGGCGTGGTAGATATCGTTGATAAGATCAGCGACAACGACAGGGCATCTGCTATTGATGCTATTCATGATCTACTTTTTGCTAAAGCATCTGATGCTATGGCAACATACAAGCAGGTTGCCGCGAATACATTCTTTGACGAACCCACCGAAACGGAAGAACCCGATGAAACTGATAACGGAAACGATTGAGAACGTCAAAATCCTCACTGAGGAAAGAGACGGAAAAAAACTTCTTTATATCGAAGGAGTATTTTTACAGTCAGAACTAAAGAACCGTAATGGTCGTATGTATCCTTTCGATGTTCTCAACAATGAAGTTGAGAGATACAACGAAGAGTATGTAAAATCAAAGCGTGCTCTAGGTGAACTCGGACATCCCGATGGTCCTACTATCAATCTTGATAGAGTATCTCACAGAATCACAAGTCTT